ATTGGCAATTTCGTTGTTTACGTTTCGCCAATAGTTCTGGTAGGCTTTTTTGGATTGCGAATATTTGTCTGAATTTGGATTTGCTGCATCTGTAGAGAGTCTTGTCGATTTGATTTTGAAGAAGGAGTTGAGAACATTGGTGTTTTGATTAGTGGTGTTAGAAGTAGTAGAAATCTGCTTTTTCTGTTCGAAATAGTCGAAGATATATTTAGAGTTCTCGAGTAGATACTGTTTTTTCTGGGACTTTAGAGAACGCACCTGGGCCTGGATGGCATAGATTTTATCGCGAATTTCCATATATTCGTCGATTTGGTGGTCTTTTAGGGTTGGAATGAGGGATTTTAGACGGGCCTTCTCGGCTACGAGATTCGGAATAGTTGTGGTTTCGATTTCATGGAATTGATTCAGCATTTCAGTGTGTTTTTCGTCTATGGTGTTAGGACTTGATTTAGTTTGAGTGGGTTGTATATTTTTTTTTTGGTTTGTAGACATATTGATTGGTTTTGGGTTTTTAGATATAGATTTTGGAGGGGTGTTTTTATATGAATTGAAATTGGTATTATTATTTTGTAGTTATATTATAACTAAAATATTAATTAATTAAAATGTCTGGATTTGGTCCTGGTGGTGCTGGTGCTGGTGCTGGTGGTGCTGGTGCTGGTGGTGCTATGGATGTTGCTGGTCCTTTTCCTACGGTTCCTGGTCGTGGTGGTGGTGGTGGTGCTGGTCTTCCGGCTCTGCCTGGTGGTCGAGATTTTGGTGCTTGTGGTGCTGGTGGTGCTAGTGGTGCTGGTGGTGCTAGTGGTGGTTCATATACTGGCCTTTCACCACCACAACCACCTGCTTGCGGTGTTAAAATGGATGGTTCTGCTGGTCGTCACTTGAGTAGCAGGATTATTAGATTAAGTAAACAAAATCAAGAAGATGCAGCTGCAGTTTTAGTTGCTGGTGAAAGAAAAATAGCTTTACATGCAGGTTTATTAGGTATAATAGATATAGGTGTTCTTAATACTTTAACATTTAATGAAAAGCAGAATTCTGCTACTATAGAAGTTACCGGTGGTAATTCAGGAGCATGTTTTTTAGCGTCTGATGGTTGGCACGATTTGAAAGGAACACTCCACGTTACAACTTTACGTAAAATATACGTTGGTAGCGGAAGTATACCTCCGGTTATTTATGATGAACTATTACAAGATGAACATAATGTTTTACTAAATTCTAGATTATTGGCTTCATGTTGTATTTATGTAGATGGAAAAAGAAAATATGTTTGGTATCCTCTGTCTCATTTAGATTTAGTAGGAAAACCTAAAGAGGATTCATTTGATTTCTTCTTGCCAATTTCGTCAGAGGAAATGTATGAAGAACTATTTAATAACCGCGGTTTAGCCGAAATAGAATTATCTACCAAAACATCAATTTTTTTAGATGCCATAAAACACAATTCTTGTATCGCAGCAATTGCCGAAAGAATAAGAGTTGGAGGAAGATTCGGTTTTTATAAACTATCAGGAGAACAAAGCGTTTTCGGCTATTTAGACGCAGCAAATACCGGAGAACTTTCCGACTTCGAATCTTTTGCTTCAGACCCAGAATTTGAATTACAAGCACCATCGGCCATTCCGTCTATATTTATAGCGAAAGGAACAGCATCAGCAGGCGGAACAGCATCAGCAGGTGGAACAGCATCAGCAGGTGGAACAGCATCAGCAGGTGGAACAGCATCAGCAGGTGGAACAGCATCAGCAGGCGGAACAAACGCGGAAATTAAAGAATGCACGGTAATTTTTAAAGATATAAACATTAAATTTAAACCGTTTTTTTCTTTATCTGGTGGTTATGAATATACAGATATAACTATAACTATAGGAACTATACAAAAAACATTCAAATTAAAAAAATCATCTGTTACCGTTATAATAGAAGTTATAAAAAACTTGTTAAAAATAGATACTTCTAAAAAAGGTAGTCGCGTCACAAAGGAAGATGAAGTAGATAATGAGATTAAAGGGGTGTCTAAAAAAGATATTAATAAATTAAAAGAAATTTTGAGTATAGTTTTAATAAAAACATATTCTGACTTAATACAAATAGCAAAAAATACAAAGGATTTTGTTTATATAACATTAGATGGAAATGCAGCTGTTAGTGTAACCAAGACTGATGTTCCTTATAATCATTGTGTTTTACTTGAAAAAGGAAGAGGTGCTTTGTGTTTACGACCTATAAAAATATCATATTTATCTTGTTTTATGAGCAATATTGAAATTTTTAAAAGTGGATTAAATGACCTTGATGAATTTATAGACGAAAAAGATAAGGTCATAATAGAAAAGTGTATAAAATTCTTTTGTAATTTGAAAATTGCTTTTATAAAAGATGATGCAAACATACACGAGTTATTTCGTAAAGTAACCGATTCTTTGAGAAACCATAATATAATGTTAGAAGAAATAAAAAAAAAAATAGTCGAAGTCGTGCTGCTTTTAGAAAATAACGGAATTTCTATAAGTTTTGATATTGTAAAAGAAAATATTATACATATGTATCAATTACGTGAATTGTCAAATGCGGTATTAAACGAATTAAAAAAATTAGGAGGACCAACAGAACAAAAAAATAAAAGAGTAAGACCAGGCGACGACAATGGTGTACAAGAAGGCGAAGCTGGTGGTGCTGATGGCTCTGATGCTGGTGGTGCTGATGCTGGTGGCTCTGATGCTGGTGGCTCTGATGCTGGTGGACAAGAAGGCGAAGCTGGTGGACAAGAAGAGAGAGCCAAAGCCAGAGTAAAAGTTGAACCAAGCCCAAGCGCAAGCCTTAAGGAACAAAGCCGCAGAGAGAAAAGCCCTATGGAAATATTATGCGAAAAATTATTTGGAGAACTTATACCCAGATTTAAAAAAAATGCTGAATTTTTAACTAGTATTAAATCAAATCTTACCGTTTTCCAGAAGATAGCAAAATTAAATAGAGACTTGATTAATGAAAAAAAACAAGGTATACCAAGCGAATCTGAATTAGAAAAATTTTTAAAATATCTTGTCTTAGTAACGTTAAATCTAGAAGATAAAGAAGCATATTTAGATTATGACGATAATGATGTCGCGATAATAATAAGTTTATTTACAGATAAAACATATACAGACGAAGAAATTGATAGATTTTTATCTGATGCAGAATTATCAGATTTTGGGTTAACTGGAGATACATTGAGTTTTTTTGGTGGAAAAAACAAACTTAAAAAAAAAACTAAAAGAAACTATGTGATAAAAAATAAAAAAACGAGAAGACAATATTGAACGGTTAATCAAAAACTCGTAAATACCGCAAAAAGCGTGTATCTAGAAAATATATAAATGTCCACTACAAAACTCGACGTACCAACCGACCAAAATATACAATTAACTAAATCTCAATACAAAAAAATGATTTTCATCCAAAATGCATTAGAACAAGGTTGGTCTATCAAAAAATCACAAGACTCGTATATATTTACAAAAAAACACGAGAACCGCCGCGAAATATTCCAAGAAAATTATTTAGAAACATTCTTAGTATCAAATTTTAGTGGCGATTTTTTATCTAAAAAACATGACTAAACCCGGTTTATTTTTTAATCATACTTGTAAAATAAACTAAAATATCTATATATATTAAGAAACCTATATCAAAATGGACCCAAAAGTAATAGGCGAAGGCACATTTGGTTGTGTTCTTAAACCTAGTTTAGAATGCAAAGACAAGCCCGGAATATCATATATAAACAAAGTATCCAAATTATTATCTAAGTCCGACGCAAAAAAAGAAATTGCCGAATACTCCAAAGTTTCAAATGCTGACAAAAAAAACAAATTCTATTTAGGTAAACCCGAGGATTGCCCAGTCAACGACACGTACTCAAATATAAACGCCATAAGATATTGCAAAATTGGCTCGGATGCAATTCGCCAACTAGACAAATACCAGCTCATTCTTATGGAAGATGGCGGCGAAAATATTGTCGATTATACGGATAAAATGCGCTCATGGCCGAAATCAGAAATGAGCACTGAGAACTGCGAGAAATTTGCTCTAGAAGCCCTTAGACTCTTTGCTGGTCTCAAACTCTTCTTAGATAAGAATCTCGTACATCACGATTTAAAACCCCAAAATATTGTTTATAATGCTGCAGCGGGGCGTTTGAATTTTATTGATTTTGGTATGATGAAATCAAAACGCACGATAATGACGGAAGCCAGGAAAGGCCAATGCAAATCCGCGTTTTTCCATTGGTCTTATCCATGGGAGCTCAGATATATTAACAAAGGATTATTTGATGTCACTATGTCTCATAAAAGTATGATGGAAACGGCGATTTCAACTTTAAAAAACCCAAACGGTCCACATTCAAAGAATTTGGGATATTTCTTTGGGCATGTGCTACCTAAGGTTTTGTCTGATTCAGACTATCAATATAAATTCAATGAATATATGTCTGGTTATGAGGTGACCGTTCGCCGCGATATGAACGAAATGGGTTATGAAGCATTCTTAGAGAAATCGGTTTCTACAATTGATTTATATGGCGTGGGAATGGCGATGAACTATTGGTTTGCTGTAGCTATAAAACATTTGGATGCTTTTTTAGCATTTGACTTGGCACAAATTTTCCGTTTTATGATTTCACCCCAGATTAGCTCACGTTATACTGTAGACGAATTAATAAGTGAATATGAAGCGACATTAATGAGACATGGGTTATTAGTAAAATATGATAAGGAAATTGTAGACCATATTGTCGTAAATGGTACGTCCGCACATAAACATAGGGCCGAAAAGCCCGCGGTAGTCAAACGTATTAAGAAATTCGACCCCGAGTTTATAAACGCAGAGCCAAAACCATGCCCCGATGGAAAAGAAATTAATCCTAAGACGGGGCGATGTATTAAATCTAAGCCCGTAAAAGATTTAGACGCCCCTTGCCCACCCGGGAAAGAGCGTAACCCGAAAACGGGCCGGTGCATAAAATCTAAGCCAGCGAATATTATTAAAAACAAACTTTTTTTTACGCCTTGTCCTGAGGGGAAAGAGCGCAACCCGAAGACAAGACGTTGTGTCAATGAATGCAAGGATGGATATGAGCGAGATGCGAATTTTAGGTGCACACGCAAAAAGCGTTGAAATATAATCTAATAATATTTTAGTTAATTAAATTATTATTAAAGATGAGTGCCCAAGCAATGCTAATGCCAATGCCAATGGCAGCAGAAGGAGAAGAAGTAGGGGCAGGAGGAGGTTCTTCTTCTAATCATACAACAGAAGATGTTTTTAGATGTCTTACATTAGACCATGGGCAATATGTTCCCAAAAAATTACTTGATGTAATACTTGCCATAATTGATAAAATATTAAGTAAAGCAAATTTTTTTGATAATGTCAAAAAAGGAAAAATTAAAAATATTTTAATACAAAAAATTTCTGAACATATCGTTGTATTAGATTCTCTTTTGCCAGTTAATCAAGAGAGTTCCGAGTTTTGTTCTGTATTTAGTGAAGACGTCGGAATCAATCCACGTGAAAAAATATCAATGAATAAACTTTTATTAACTATATTTTTACAGGTAAATAAATTACAATTTCTGTCGCAACCCGAAAAAGACACCATGATAAGGCATTTATTTAGATTAGCGTATTTACTAAACGATATATTGATTCATTGTAAAACTGAAACTGAAAAATTAACAAAGTATCATAAAGCCGCACTAGAAGCGTTTATTGATGATCCTACTAAATTTTCTAATAGTTGGTTTCCGCAAGGAACTTTAGTTCCTGACATAGGTATTTTTAAGGAATGGTCTAACGACCACCACACTTTTAAAAAAAAAAGCTGGGGACCATTTGGATTAGTAATGTTGACATCAAAAGGTAAAATCTTAGATATTTATAAAGAAGTAATTGAAAATTATTCAAATACAACTGATATTGGGAAGGAAAAAGGAGAACAAAATGTAAGAGAATTTGCGCGGCATATTGTAGAAACATTTTGTAATGACCCCGATAATAAATTGAATGATTTTATTAAAAAATTAGACATTACCCTAAAGCAATATAAATATTTATTGTATAAATTAGTTTTAAAAACAATAAGATTAAGATATAACCCCACCACCAGTCCAGTTTTTTTTTCTTATGAAATTCTTTATGATATGGCAGACATTGTTTTAATGTCAATTTTTGAAGGTAATGAAATAACAAGAATGAAGGATGTTGCTTGTAACGATGCATGCAAAGGAACAACACTTCAACAACAGCCACAATACAGTCAAGATGGTTGTGTAAAACACCCTCCCGAAGTTACCTTGGAAGTTCAATCGACTGAAGCTGATGATGCTGGTGGTGGTTTTGGGGCTGGGACTGGTGCTGGTGCTGCTGGTGGTGCTGGTGAAGATGCTGATGAAGATGCTGCTGCTGATGAAAATGAAGATGCTGATGCTGATGAAGATGAAGATGCTGATGCTGATGCTGCTAAGGCTGCCGTCGCTAATGCTGCCATCACTGACGCTGCTAATTCTATTAATACTGAAAAAAATTTGAAATTTGAAGACCGTATAAATATGTTTAACGAAATGTTCGGAATATTATTAGAGAGTTTAAAGAGTGAAGCGCTTATTCGTGACAAGGCCGGCCAACAGAATTTATTCAAAATTGTTAAACAATTAAATGAGGAAATTAAAAAAAAAGAATTTCTTTATTTATTACACAAAAAATGCATCGAGCTCCGCGATGCAGGAGCAGGAGGGGGAGAGGAAATGATAGAGGAAGAGGAAGAGGAAGAGGAAGAGGCAGGAGGAGTGGCAGAGGCAGATGCAGGAGGAGTGGCAGAGGCAGATGCAGGAGGAGTGGCAGAGGCAGATGAAGAGGAAGAGGAAGATGAAGAGGAAGAGGAAGATGAAGAGGAAGAGGAAGGAATTGCAGAGGGAGAGGAAGTGGAAGATGAAGAGGAAGAGGGAGAGGATGAAGGAGATGAAGAGATGAGTGATAGTGAAGATGAAGATGAAGATGAAGAGGGAGAGAGAGAGAGAGCAGGAATGGAATTTGAAAGGAAAGATAATAGTCAATTATCGAACAAAAGAAACACACCAGAAGTACCCGGAATAAATAAAAAAATTCGAACAAAAACATCAGAACCAGCCACAGGCGCCTGGCTGCCACAAGCACAAGTCCAAAAACCAGCACAAGGCCAAAAACCAGCACCAGAAGAAACGAACATGCCTGGCGGCGGCAGACGAAAATCAAAACGCAACAAAACTAAACGCAAATCAAAAACATCAAGACGCAAATCAAAACGCAACAAAACAAAAACAAAAACAACTCACCGCAAAACTAAGCGCAACAAATCAAAACGCCCTAAATCATCAAAAAAACGCACCAAAAAACGTACTAAAACACATAAAAAGCATATCGCAAATCATTAGATATTTTGTATATTTAGGAAAATCAACCAAAAACAAAAATAAAATAAAACATTTATTTTATTTTCCCAGAATTATTTTCTCTGACTACTCTATAATATCGATAAGATATGGCTGGTGGACTTATGCAACTCGTCGCCTATGGCGCCCAAGACGTGTTCCTCACGGGAACCCCCGAAATTACCTTCTGGAAGGTGTCTTACAGACGCCACACCAACTTCGCGATTGAATCCATCGAGCAGACCTTCTCTGGCCAAGCCGATTTCGGTCGCCGTGTAACCTGCACCATCTCCCGTAATGGTGACCTTGCTTACCGCACCTACCTCCAACTCACCCTTCCCGAGATTAACCAGGGCTTGAAGGGCAGCGTTGGTGATGTCTATGCCCGCTGGTTGAACTACATCGGTGAGCAAATCATCGCCCAAGTTGAGGTTGAGATTGGTGGCCAACGCATTGACCGCCAATACGGTGACTGGATGCACATCTGGAACCAGCTCACCATGTCTGCTGAGCAACAGAAGGGCTACTGGAAGATGATTGGCAACACCACCCAACTTACCTACATGATTGACCCCGATTTTGCCTCTGTCTCTGGCCCCTGCGCGGCTGCCGGCGGACCTTCCCAAGTTTGCGCCCCCCGCAACGCTCTCCCTGAGACCACCCTTTACATTCCCCTCCAATTCTGGTTCAACCGCAACCCTGGTCTTGCGTTGCCCTTGATCGCTTTACAATATCATGAAGTCAAAATCAACATTGATTTCCGCCCCATTGGTGAGTGCCTCTGGGCCGTTAGCCGCCTTAACCAACAAGCCGGCACCCAATCCGTAAGCATGGCTTACCAACAATCCCTTGTTGCTGCCTCCCTCTACGTTGACTACGTATTCCTTGATACGGATGAGCGCCGCAAGATGGCCCAGAACCCCCACGAGTACCTCATCGAGCAGCTCCAGTTCACGGGTGACGAGTCTGTCGGCTCCTCCTCCAACAAGATTAAGCTCAACTTCAACCACCCTTGCAAGGAGCTTATCTGGGTTGTCCAGCCCGATGCCAACGTTGACTACTGCTCATCTTTAGATGCTGCCCAAGTCCTCTTCCGCACGCTCGGTGCCCAGCCCTTCAACTACACGGATGCCATTGATGCCCTTCCTCCTTCCATCGCCGCTTTCGGTGGACCCAACGAGGTCAACGTCGGCGCTGCTGGCTCCAACCAAGGTTTTATCAACGCCTCTGGTCTCTTCCAGCTCCCTGGCGCTGTTGACGTTGGCGCTGATGCACTTAACGTCAACAGTGCTCTTCCTTTCGTTAACCAATACCAAGCCTCGAACCCTGCTGGTTCCGCGGTTTCCGATGCGGGCACGTTTGTCCTCGCCGAGACGGCCCTCGACATGCACTGCTGGGGTGAGAACCCCGTAGTAACTGCCAAGCTCCAGCTCAACGGCCAAGACCGCTTCTCTGAGCGTGAGGGCAGCTACTTCGACGTAGTCCAACCCTTCCAACACCACACCCGTCACCCCGATACGGGTATCAACGTA